GAGATCCTCTTCGCGAGCCATCTGCTCAAGCAGCGGCAACGCTGCCTCCGCCAGCACGCGGAACGAAAGCCGCTCCTCCGATGGCGTGTCCTCGTCTTGGGTCAACGCTCGCCGGATGACGGCGGCGACGGCTGCGGCGTTGTGGCTCGATGCGGTCATGGCTTCCTTTCCTTGGGGTGTATTTGCCGCGTAACGTGCGGCGGTCGGTCGAGTCACCGCGTAACAAGGGAGGAAACCGCAGCCTCGACTGCACTGATACGACGCCTCTGGAGTGCTTGGCGGCGGATGTGGCTTGCCAGCCACTAGGGCAACCGCGTGCCGCTGGATCAGAACGGGATGTCATCGCCCGGCAGACGATCGACAGGCGGCTTCGGGTTGGGCTTGATCGCGGCGGGCTTCGGCTGCGTCTCCGCGAGCGGCACGTACCGCTTAACCACCGCACTCGTCTTGCCCGCCTTGCTCGTGTAGTGGCTGATCTCCACCACGAGCGTCTGCCCCTCGATGTCGCTCGGCGTGAGCGAGAGGCGACCATCGACGGGCTTGATGCCCAAGGCATCCGCGAGGTTCGCGGCCCGCCACCCGAGGTGATGCGGGATATCGTCGAAGACGAACTTGTAGTCGCCCTCGACCGTCGCGAGCCGCAGCTTGAGGCAGTTCCCGTCGGGGTTCGTCTCGTGCCGCTTGTACTCGTTCGTGCCTTCCTCGCAGTGCTTCACCAGCATCTCGTGCCGCCCGGCGGGCACGATGTCCCGCTCGCGGGTCACGGTCTCGGTCGGCTCTTCGTCAATCATGAAATCCATCTCTCACAGTCCTTTCCGTAGGGGTGTCGTTCCGTTCGTCACTCAGTCGCAGCGGGCTCGCCCGCCGTGGTCTCGATCGCGGCGAGCCGCTCGTTGATCTGGTCAGTCAGCCTCGACCACTCGTCGCCGGTCAACTGCCCGGCGACCACGTACCCGTCGATCGCCTTGGTCGCCTTGCGGAGATCCGCGTCGGTCGCTGCCTTGGCGATGAAGGCGGCAGCCTGGGTGGCCTTCTCACTGGGCGGGGTCACGGTGGGCGTACCGCCCGCGAGCCACGCCGCCAGCCGCTCGCCCGTCGCGGGCGTGATCGGCTTCGGGTCGCCCGCGAAGAGCCCCGTCCTGTCCTTGCTCACCGTCGCGTAGTGCCCGTCGTGAATGAGGTCGAGCACGCAGGTGAACTCGAACTCCAGCCCGTCGCGGGCTTCGAGCTTCATCCCGAGCTTGGCAACCTTCTTCTTCCCGTGGTCATCCACCTGGGCGGTCTCGGTCTTAGATCGCCCGCAGCAGATGACGTGTGCAGGGCTCCGCAGGATCGCGTCCACGAACGCCCGCCAGCGGGGCGTGATGACGCTGAACGCCGACCATGTGTTCCCCCGGAACTGGGCCTTCGCCACGTCTTCGAGGATCTCCAGGCAGCCGCCCGGCCCGCTCCAGCAGTGCGTCACCGAGTCGATGACGATCACTTCGTAGCCCGCCTCTTCGGCTGCCTTGATCGCTTCGATGTACCGCTCGGGGGAGAACGGCGGGCGAAGATCGATCACGTCGAAGTCGTGGAGGTGATCGTAGAGGTCGGACGATCCTTCCTCGGTGTCGATCACGACCGTCTTGCCGCCCATCCCTTTCGCGATCTGAAGGGCTCCCCAAGTCTTGCCGGCACCACTGGGGCCGGTGAGCAGGAGCCGCAACTTTGTTGCCGAGCGGCGGGCTTTTCTGATCTGAACCATCTGTCGAGTCCCTTTCGTTTCTGTCGTTTCCGTTCTTAAAAAGCCGCTTCCCCGTCCTAGGTAGGCGGCCCGATCCCTTCCTGGGCGTCGCCGGTTCCACCGGCTCTCCTGTGTTCAGTTCGCGATCGGCTCCAGCTCTTCGAGGTACATCAAGAGCCGCCCCTCGGCGGTATCCACGAGGTAAGCCCCGTCCTGCGGAGCGGCGACCACGCCCGGCTGATAGCCCCCGCCGAAGGCTTTCGGGCACCGCACGCGGTCGCCCGGCTTCGGGCGGTACACGGTGCCGTAGAAATCAGCGACAGCGGCTTCGGCGGCAGCGGCTTCGCGGTAGTGAGCGTCCATGTCGTGAGTCCCTTCGAGGTGTGGTACTGGTCATCCGTCCATCGGTGAGGGGGCGTATCCTACCCCCCTCGGTTGCTCGGTCAAGCGAGTTTTTCTCTTCGCGGTTTCGTCGGGGAAATAAGGGGTTTTCGTTCGTGCCGTATGGTCTAGCGGTAGGTAGGCTATGGTCTAGCGGTAGTTTCGTCAACCGGAAAGACCAGCGGCGAGGATTCGCAGCAAAACGATCGCGAGCTCGATCCAGATTTCAGCGTTCATGGTGCCCTCCTTGGCGTGTGAAGAATCAAAAAGTGCCACCCGTTTCGGAACTGGACGCCGGGCCGGGTGGCCCCACCGTGTGATTTGCCTAGTGCCAGAACTGCAACTTGCCGCCGAGTCGCTTGGCGGCAGTGACCGCGGCCGCTCGGCTGCGATACTTGCGACCTACAACGTCCATTCGACCATTCTCGGTCTGCCGCAGAATCCAGTAGCGACCCTTTTCGTCTCGCTCTCCGATCACGGTGATGACTTTTGTTGCGATCACATCCCGCTCCCTTCGATGCCGTGGCGGCAAAGGTGCTGCTCGGGGCAAGCGACCGGGGAAAGCCAGCCGGGTTGCCCAGCATCGCAGTCAGCCCGTGCGGCTTCGTCAACCACGGCACGCACGCGAGCAGGTAGTACGTCGTACCGTGCGTAGATGTCATCGATGTGGGCGACCGCAGACGAGACGCTCGGCTCCCACTTGCCGTTGACGCCGCTCGACGAACCGTATGAAACGCTTGGGGTGACTGCGAACCCTTGCTGCGACTCGCACAGCCGCCCGCTCCCGTGCTTGCTCATGAAGTTCCGAGTGATGCGAAAGCCCCGGTACATGAACACCATCGCGTCGATCTTCGTTGCCTTGCTCATCGTTCGTTCCCTTTCGTCTCGTGGTGTCGTGCCCGCCGGCCCTGGTGCCGGCGGGCGGGGTGTTGGTCAGAGGCTCGTGAACAATCCGGTCGCGTCGCAGAAGTCAGCCTGGAGCGTGTCGCAGTAGACGTTCTCGCTCGTGGCGATGACGGTGTACTTGGTGCCCCAGAGGCGACCGTACTCGACCGTGTAGGTATCGCTCGGGGTGAGCCGCACCGTGACCATGTTGATGCCGTCCTTGATCCAGCCCGCCTTGGCGGGCAGCTTGAACCGAACGCCCGACTCAATCGCGGCGAAGCACTTGGCTCCGGTCATCGCGGCGAACCGACCGCCACCGAGTTGATCGAGGATCGTGTTTGCGACTTGCATGTTGTTGGTCATCGTCCGGTCTCCCTTGCGTCGTGTCCCGCGAGTCCCATTCGCTCGCGTCTGGTGGTACTATAGGCTATCGGTATTTGGGTTGCAAGGGGGTGAGAAAAGATTTTTTTGGGGGCGTTTTTCGCGGGGAAAACGCTACTTCCGCCGCCGGGCCGCCTTTTTCCGCTTGGCGGCGGGCCGCTTGGCGAGGTGCTTCTTGCCCGTCGCCCTGGTCGTGAGGGTGTCGCGGACGTGGGCGGCGGATCGCTTCGCCACCAGCCGCAGCCGTTTGCCCATCATCCGGCTTTCGAGCTTGCCCTCGCGGCAGAGAACCCGCACCCAGCCATCGGTGCAGCCGATGAACTCGACCGCTTCCGAGACCGTGAGGTAATCCACGCCGTCGATGTTGTACGCCATGCTGACCATGCCCAAATGGTACGTAGAAATAGTTGGGAGTCAAACTGTCCTCATCGCCCCGCCCGCAGAATCCGCACGACCGGCGCGGGGATCGTGCCTCCCCGGCCGGCTGGCGGATACTGTGGATTAGGCAATGTTCGACTGGAGGCGGCTCCCGTCGAATCGTTGTATAGTGGACTGCTGTCCACGTATCCGATGAGCGAGGGAGTCGATGGAACCGATCACGCTGGCAGAGCTTTTTGAGCGGTACGGAGACCTGCGGAATCTCGACGCCAAGACGATGCAGCTCTACGTCATGCTGCTCGACCGCCTGCGTGCGTTCTTGGGGCACGAGCCCACCACGGCCGACCTCGACGATCTGACGATCTCGCGGTATCTCAGGCACCGAGCGACGCACCTCTATCGCGGGCAGCCGATCCGGCCCGCTAGCGTCCAGAAGGATAAGGTCATGCTCCAGGCGGTCTGGAACCTCGCCGCCCGAAAGCGATGGGTCGCCGAGTTCCCCGAGCTCCCCCGCATCAAAGTCGCCAAGAGCATCCCGACCGGGCGGGCCTACACCGCCGAGGACGTTGCCACGCTCATCCGACGGGCTCGCCGCCGGATCGGCACGACAGGGGGACAGCCCTCGGCATGGTGGTGGAGCACGCTCATCTACATGGCTTACTGCACGGGCGAGCGGGCGACCGCCCTTCTCAGCCTGCGGTGGGGCGAACTCGACACTGCCCGCCGCCGGGTCATTTTCCTGGGCGCGACCCGGAAGGGATCGACCCGCGACATCGAACGAGACTTCACCGCCGACCTAGCCAAGTTCCTCGAAGCCCGCCGCCGCCGCCCCGAGGATCTCGTCTGGCCGTGGGATCGCCACCGGGGAAGCCTCTGGACGAGCCTCAAACTGCTCTGCCGGCTGGCAGGGGTGAAGTACCGGGGCTTCCATGGGCTGCGGCGTACACGGGCTTCCTACGCAGCCCTGGCGGGCGGTACGGCTGCCGCCACCCAGGTACTCGATCATTCCGACCCCAGGCTCCAAGAGCGGTACGTAGACCCCCAGATATGCCCCAGTGAGCAGAGCGGGGTCGAGGTCATGCCGCCGCTGTGCTTGGACGAGCCTGCCGCGGGGCAGGAAGACCGGCCCGACGAGCCGGAGGCGTGACGCTGCCGTATAATCCTCCCCAAAGGAGCACACGCCATGCACTCAGGGCAATCACTCGTTGAGTGGCTTCACGAACACTCCAGCCGGAGGATCGTGATCGTCGCGGCCGGATACCACGACAAGGAAGGCAACTGGCACCCGCAAGAGGGCGCAGCCACGTTTGAGTTGAACACGCGGCTGCCAGACGGGCGGCAAGTCGCGTCGCGGGTTCAGATTCTCGACGAGTTGATGATCGAGCCGGCAGCCGGCGACTGGATTGTGCAGGAAACCAAAACGGCGATCGCGGCACTACTCGCTCGCGAGCCCGCCTGACGCTACCGCCGCTTTCTCGCCGCCCGCTTCGGCTTCGTGGCTCGCGGTCTGCCCTCGGTCTCGCTCCGCACGAGCATCCGGTCGCCCTTGCGGCAGTTATCCGATGCCCATAGCGGCTGAAGGTTGGAGTGATGGCAGCAAGCCGCAGCCTCGCAAAGTCTCCTCAGATCGCACTTGGCGAGCGGAGTGATGTGGTCAATGTGCCATTGCCCGCAGTTGCTCCACGACATGCCTTCGGTCATCTTCTCTTCGAGCACCTCGACAAGCCGAGACGGCGAGCATCCCAGGCAGCGAACCGCAATAGTTGAAGGGCTTGTCGGAAACTCTGCCTTTTCCCATCTCGGAAAACAGGCAGACATCATTCTTTTCCGAAGCATTAGCACCACATACTCGACCGCTCGGTGCCGATAGAACTCATACGGATAGTGAATCACAAAGCCGGGGCGAGGTGCTTTGCGGACAAGCGTTCCGGCAAAGCGACTTGCGGCGGCCCGAGCGTCATCTTGATAGATGCTTTGCTCTTTGTGATGCCATTGCTTTTCAAACAAGCCCCCATTCTCAGAGACGTAAACCCACCAGCTTTCTAGCTGCGATGCTCTCTGGATTGGTTCTGCGATCATGACTGCTTCGGCCTCCCCATAGTGGGATGTTTCTGGTAGGCCGCGACGCTGGCGGCGTCCACGAGCCACGCCCGGCCGATGCGGGTCGCTTGGAGCACGCCGTCGTGGATCAACCGGCGTATGTGGCGATCGGTGATGCCCGCACGCCGGGCGGCTTCGGTGACGCTGATTATGGTCGGGGTGGTCATGTGGCTCTGTATTCCGGCTGGTCGATCTCGGATCGCGTGAGCACCGTCATCACGCCGTTCGGGTCGCCGCCCTCGCGACGTTCAATCGCGAAGACGCTCAGAATCTCAAAGTCGGTGAATCGCCGTCGCGTCTCGTGATTCTTCGGGTCGGCGTATTCGTCCACGACATCGCGACCATCGGCGTCGCACTCGCAGAGCAGGATGACATGCTCGCCGGGATTGCCGCTGCCTTCGCCGAGAATCACGGACGCCACGCAGTCGATGCGGTGGTGCCAGCCAGAGCAGCCGCCGGCATCGAAGGTGATGTCGGCGTCGTTGTCGAAATCGGCAAGCAGGCGAATGAGGTCAGACTTTTTCATGGCGGAACTCCCTGGCCGAGCAAACAATGCGGCGACCTTCAAACGTCCAGAAGCCGTCAGGCTCTTTTCTGTATTGCGATGCAAACCCGGACAGCCATTCGTCGCAAGAGTATGCGTTTTCCCCAACCAGCATTACAGGCACTACATGCACATAGCCGCTGCGGGCGTAGTGCGTGATTTCATGCGTCTCAATCCACTCGTTGACTTTCATTGCGTCACCTCCTTTCGCAAGGCGGCGGCTCAGAGCCACCGCTCGCCGTTGTTGTATCGGTCGCAGAGTTCTTGAGCTTGCTGGCGGGTGTAGCCAAGGTAGGAAAGGGCGGTGTCGTTCTGGTTGTTGACCGCCACGCCGTCGCGGGCAATCGTCGCGACGAGCCCGGCGAGCAGGCGGTAGATCGGCTTGCGACCTTCGGAGGCGACCCAGACGTAGGGCTCGATCTCAACCTTGCCGCTACCCTTGGCAACCGTCCGCGTCATCTTCGTCAGCGTGGTGCTCGGCAGGAAGGTGCCGCCCGCGTAGTGCTCGCCGTTCTTCCCGATCTCGCCGCCCTGCTTGGCTCGCTTCTGGCTAGTCATCGTCATCCCCTTCGCGTTGGTGTCGTTGCTCGTCATGCCCCCAGTATATCCGGTATCGGACATAGTGCAAGGGGGGCATGAAAGATTTTCCGAAATGCGGCTTTTTACGCGACAAATGAGGGCTCGCTCCTCGGTTCCCCGCCCGGCGGCGATGTTGCCGCCGGGCGGGGATGGTCAGGCGGGGCGGCAGCCAGCGTAGCTTCCCTCAGTCACGGTCGCGGTGATCTGCACAAACCCGCGAGCGGCGTAGAACTCGACATCGGAGGAGTCGGTGCCGTCAACTCGCACAACGTGCCCGGCCTCGTTCGCGGCGAAGTAGCTGCCGACGATCGGCCGGCGAGTCACGCGGTACAGGCAGTTCGCCGCGTCCTTGGGATTGTCCTCGACGCGATGCTTGCCGAAGCCGATGTCGATGAGGAACGGAACCGAATCAACAATCCGGCGAGCTTTCTGGCGGGCGTGGTACTCGCGGTCGCTGTCGGCCCGCTGGGCTTCGGCGACGATCGCCGACTGATGGCGAACCGCCTTCGAGCCGCGATTGCGAACCTTGCTCGCACAGATCACGCCCCAGCACTGAACGTCACCGTGACAGCCATCAGCATCGACCGGCATGACCGCGACGCGACGCTTCGGGCAGTTCGCGCCGCAGTGCTCGCACTTGCCCTCTTCCGCCATCCCCATGATCTTGAAGCCGTTCATCGTTTCGTTCCCTTGTGTCTCGTGGTCGTGAGCCCGGCGGCACCGTGCCGCCGGGCGGGGCTTGCCTCAGATCACCGTGACCTTGCGGCGGAAAATGCGGTGCAGATTGTCGAGAGCCAGCGAGTCGAACTCGCCGTTGAGCATCAGGCAGTCCCAACGAATGACAGCCGCGACGGTCTCCACCGTTGCAGCGACCGGGACAAACTCAGGAAGCCCGTAGCCGAACAGGATCTCAGTGTCGATGCCCGAGAGGTCAGCGTTGCTCTTGGCGATCTCGGCGGCGTTCTTGAACTCGGCGGCGGTCATTTTCGTGTCTCCCGTTCTTCGTGTCTCGCGGGTCTCACTTGCCCGCGTCTGCCCTAACTATATCCGGTATCGGACATATGGCAAGGGGGGCTTGAAAAGATTTTCCGAAAACCGCGTTTTCCCCGAGGAAACCGGGGGTAGGTACATCCGGCGTACCCACCCGGCACAGCGAGGAGGCGGCGGGGAAAGGGAGAAAACCCGCCGCCTCAACTCGCTGGCCCGGTCTAGTCGGTCGCGGGCTGCCGCAGTTCCTCGCGGTACGCCGCCTCGACCTTCAGCCGCCGCACCTCGAACAGAAGCCGCATCACATCCGCCGCGAGCGAGCCGCTCGTGCCCGCATCCCAGCACCCCGAGAACCGGCGTGCCCGTTGCTCGCACTCCGCGAGGTACGCGTCGGTGAGGGGCTCACGAGTCATCGGTGTTCCTCTCGGTGAAGCAAGAGAGCCAAGAGCGAGTAGCTCGCGAGATCGAAGAGGTTGTCTTCGAGCGATTCGTTCTCCAGCCGCCCGGTCGCGTTGTACGCCGCGAGCCGCGTCACCTTGTCGGAGAGCCTGACCATCGCGCCTTTCCACGATGGGATGCCGACGAACTTCGCCCCGTTGCGGATGTTCGCGAGGGGATCTTCGCCACTCGGGCAGCCGTAGTCTCGACTCTTCCTGCGGTGCATCTCCTTCAGCGAGTCGCACAGATCGAAGAACGCCTGCGATGTCGGGTGAACGTCAGACTTCAAGAGCGAGTCGCCACGCCAGACGTTGGCAAGCACCTCGGCTGCACACTGCTGGGCCGGCTCGCAGCCCGCCAGCGGCGGCGGCGTGTAGCCCACGAGCTTGTCATCGCTCGGGTCGGTGCTCGCGAGCCGCTCCCGCACCGCTGCCCGCAGTTCATCGTTCGCCTTCTCGAAGATCGCCGCTGTCATGTGAGTTCCTTTCGTGGGCCTGCGACGTGCGTCGCAATCATCCCGCCGTCGTTGGCGTAGATGAAAGTCTCCATCGCTTGTCTAGCGTTCAGAAATCCCAGGCTCGCGTGCCAATCGTCGGCAACGCAGAGCGAGGGTGCAGTTCGCACGAGCACGCCGTCGATCGTCTCGATCGGTCGCGACCACTCGGCGGCAGTGGAGTGGTAGTGCCCCGTGTGGTACTCGCGGTACGGGCAAGCCGCCCACTGCGACGCCGCCTCGATCGCCATGAGTTGCGGGAGTTTCTTCTTCGCTCGGTGCCCGTGAGCGAAGCCCAACAGGTTCCGCCCGTGCGAGAGGTACTTCCGACCCGTGTAGTTGCCGTCGATCGTGATCCGCTTGTCGTTGCGGTATCGCTCCAGCAAGAGCCGATGGAAGACCCACGAGAGCGTCTCGTCGTGGTTGCCATGCACGAGCACCACATCGGTCGGAACCGTCTCGGCGGATCGCTCCACGATCCCGAGCAACGTCGCCACGCCGACATCGAGCATCTTCTGCAATCGCCCGTCGCGTTCGAGCAGCGTGCCGCTGGAGGTCTCGGCACGCTCGGCCCGGTCGTAATGAAACAGATCCCCGAGGAAGGCGATCGTGCGGCGGGTGGGATTGTGGGAATCTCCCACCGCTAGGAGCTCGTGCCCAGTGTCGCGAACCACCCGCTCCGCGATCGAGAGATCCCAATCGGCTCCCGTGGTCGCCTTCCAACTGTAGTTCCCAAAATGGGTATCTGAAACGACCAGCACTTGCCAGAGCCCCGGCTTCGGCTTTCCATGGCTCTTGCTCGCCGGGCGGCGGATGTCGCGGGTCGCCGCCCCGATCATCGCCTCGACCGCCTGGGCGACGTTCGGCCCGGCTTTCGGTCGCAGCCTGACGAACACGCGATGGAGTTCGGTGACGGTCGTGCCGCCGTCGCCGTCGCTCGTGCCGACCTCCCACTTCGTCGCCTCGGATGCGGCGACCTCATAGCGGGTCATGTCCGCCTCGATGTGGGCGAGCAGATCCTCGACGGTCTTGATCCGCCGGCTCGTGGAGCGGGCTTCGAGCGTGTCGCCCTCTTGCCGCTGCGTCACCTGTTCCGCCGTGGCCGGCGGGCTGGGTGCGGGCAGGCTCGACACGACCGCCGCCTTCAGTCCTTGCTTGCCAGCCATTCGCGTACTCCACAGAAGCCGCAGATCGTGATGCCGCGTTCTTTGCAGTTCGCCACGATCGCGGCGGCGAGCCCGCGACCCGAGGCTTGGATAGTTCCGGCGTGCCACTCGCGGCGGATCGAGAGCAGTTCCTCGCGAACGTCGGCGGGCAGGCGGTCGATCCACCGCCCCGCCGTCCTAGGAGCCTGCGGGGCGGCAGCCGCCACGATTGCCGAGCGGAGATCACTCACGCGGCACCTCCTTGTAACCGAGCATGGTCAGCACCCGCCGCTGCACGCGGGCGAGTTCAGTCACCGCCTCCTCACTGATGCTCGGGCCGAGCACCGCGTGGGCGATCTCGTGGAGCACCGTCTCCATTTTTTGCGAGCCCCGGCAGCGATCGTCGATGAGGATTCGCGGGCTCGTGGCGTTGTCGAAAAACGTCCAGCCCATCGCGTCGCCCTTCAACCGGGTGAACCGCAGGAGCCAACGCTTGCCGTCGATCGTGATGTGATGATCTTCAGCCACGGGCAACCCTTTCGCCCGTCAGTGTCTCGGGGCTGTCAACCGATGCCGAACTTGCGGCCCAACTGGGTCAGCCGCTCTTGCCGCTTCTTGCACCCGCAGTCCTTCACGCCCACTACGGCGGCGACCGCTTGGGCTCGTTCCTTCGTGATGCCAACCGCAGCGAGCCCGGCGGCCACCATGTCACCCAGGCCAGGCTTGGCCCGCGGGTACGCCGGGTGTGTCTCGTCTACCGTGATCTGGTCGCCGTCTTGGGTGACGATGCAGGGCCGTACCTCGTCGAGCGTGTAGCCACGCTGGCGGCATCGGGCCTCAAGGTGGCGCAGGCGGCAGCGGATCATGGCAGCGGGTTGCAGGGATAGATATCTACTGTTTGACCCGTGCACAATAGTGACACAAAGAAATCTTCTAACGTTATGCTGGTCGGCTCTGCCTCCCCATCAACTCCACCGCAGCAATCGCCAAGAACACGAAGCGTAAACCCAAAACCCAGGGTAGCAAAACTGATTTCTACTCGCGCGTTTGCATATCCAGCGTTTTCTATTTCTGAAAGCACATTGGCGTTTTGTATTTCTTGCTGTAAAGCAGCAATGTCAGCATCGCGGCTTTCTTCTGTTATGTTGCTATTGCTGCAGAACAAAAACCCAACGGCACAATCTTGGCAGCAACACGCCTGCTCCGTGCCGACCTTGCCGTCACGCAGCACGACCTTGCCGTCTTGAATCGTGATGAGCGTCATGGGCTAGAGGTTGCCGTGGCGCAGGTCGTGATCGAGAACCATTGAATGATTCCCCCGCTATCCTTGCCCAACACCTGCTGCTCAAGGGCTACATAGTCAGGCTGGAGAGCCAAGTTCGCCGACACCAAATGCCATGTGCCGCGATGGAGAGCCGCCCAGCCCTGCCCCACGTTGACGCCAGCAAACGTGTTTTTTGCTACGGCAGTAATCGAGGAATCAACGAACTCAATCGTGCTCGTGCTGTTCGCTGGCCACTCGCCCGACCACTGCACGTACCGCACCCGCTTGCCCGCTTCGGGCTGTACCTTGCCGAATGTCAGCGGTGCCCCGTCGCGATTGCCGCCCTCGACCTGACGCACGACGGCAGCGATCCGCTCGGCGGCACCGCGAGTGAAATCGACGCGGGCGGTACTCACTACTCCTCCAAGATCTGGAGGAGCAGCCGCGAGTCGGGAGCGTTCGCCTGGGCGGCGTAGTTGCCCGCCGCGAGCCGCAACACGGCGGCATCGCCCGGCTTCAGCCGCACCGTCTCGAAGAGCGTCGTGCCGCTGACCCGGCCGAACGAGATCGTATGCGTGCCAGCGGTCGCCAGCGACCGAGCGAAGCACAGCCCGAGGGCCGACGCCGACGCCGTGGTGATCGCCTGGGTGCTCGTGCCGACGTTGAGCGTCAGGGCCAGAAGCCCCGTCGCAGAGAAGTCGCTCGTGATGTTCGACGCGTTGAGGTTTTGGTTTAACGCCCCGGCGTTGACGTTCACGTTCACGCTGTAGCTGATGTCTGCCATGAGAACTCCTAGGACGGCGGCGTGCCAAAATACTGTGACATACTGATTCGCTTGTAGACGCGACGGGTCAGGATCGCGGGCAAGGTCGCGCCCGCTTGTTTGCCGCCGCTGCCGTTCAACGCGATCGGGTTCGCGGAGGCGACTTGCTCGCCGTCCGGCCCCTCGACATCGGCCCGCTTCTTCACACCACCGTCGATGTAGTTGAATCCCACATCGGGCAAGAGCAGGCTCCACCCACTCTGACGGCAGAGCAGTTCGCTCGTGATCTTCCAGTACCGCACTTCCTGCCCGTTCACCGACTCGACCGCTTGCTCGCCGCTGATGCCCTGCACCTTCACGCCGTCCTGGGGGAAGCCGAGGTAGCTGCCGTCGTTGACGCAGTTCGTGACCGCCGCCGCGAGAGCCGAGGGGAAGTTTTGTCGGTTGCTCTGGATCGTGACTTTCTGCTGGGCTTCATCGACGCTCAGCCCCTCGAAATAGTCGCCGGCCGAGTTCGTGAGCGGCTTCTGCGTTGAGCCGTCGTAGTAGTAGAGGGCGGGCACCGCGACGCCTTGGGTCTGAAACTTCCACACGTCGGGCCGCAGCCACGGTAAGAGGGCGATGTCTCGCTCGCTCGCCGCTGGCACCTTATACCGAGCGATCGCCTCGTGCCAGTAGCGGTTGTCCTCGAACGCCTCGTTGACCTCGACTTCGTAGCACAGGGCGAACGCGTACTCGGGATGCGACGAGCCGTGCGTGCAGCCGATCGCCGCGATCACCGTGCCCGCGTTCGTGTTCGGGTCGTTGAGCGTCGCGATAAATCGCCGCTCGAACTCGGGCGATGCCCCGATCAGGTGCGTCGCGGTACGCGGCAGTTCTCGCCAGGAGTGAACGCTCATGGTCAGCCCGTCCCCGCGAGGATGTCAACCTTCTCGGCGTTCAACTTGGCGATCTCTTTCCGCATCGCCTGGAGTTCCTTCGTCTGGGCTTTCGCCTCCGCGATGGCGGGATCTTCCTTCAGCGTGTCGAAGAATGCCGAGATGCCGCCCGAGCGGATGTCGTTGATCTCGACCGAGCCAGTGCGGACGGTGGCGAGCTCTTCGGCACGGGCGAGTTCGATCTGGTATTGGCGGTCGCTGATCTTTGCCTGGGCGTCCGCGATCTGCTGGCTAACGCGTTCAAGTTCGCGTCGCTGATCTTCGGCTCGCCGCTCGGCCTCCTCGGCAATCCGCTCTGCTTCCTTGGCAGCGTCCTCTCGGGCTTTCTTGGCACCGCTCGCAATGTCGCCCTCGCGGGCCTCTACTTGATCGAGCGTCGCAAGCCGGGAGGCGAGGGCGTTGATTGCCTCGGTGTCCCCGGCGGCTCTGGCTGCCTGGAGTTGCTCCTCAACCCGCACGATCTCCTGCTGGATCTTGAGCAGACTATCGGCCGCCCTCGCCCGGCTGGAGTCGCCGCCGAACTGCTCATCGACGCGGATCTGTTCGAGGTTCGCGTCGATGATGTCTTGCACTGCCTTGGCTTCCGCTTCAGCCCGCCGCTGGGCTTCCTCAGCGATCCGCTTGTTCTCCTCCGCGACCCGTCGTGCCACGTCGATCTGCTTCTCAAACTCAGCGGTAGCATTGGCAACGCCGCGAGCGTACTGCTCTGCGTTCAGTTCGCCGTCGTTCGCTTGCTCTTGCAAGTCAGCGAGTGCTTGCTCGAACTCGAACGCGGCATCGAAGCCAGCCTGACCGAACTCGCCAGCCTTGGCGATGATCGCATCGAGCCCCTTCTGGCTATCGGCATACGCCTTGTCGAGTGCCTTGACCTCCTCGGCCGAGCGAGTGACAGCTTCCGCCGTCTTCTCTGTAGCCGCTGCGGTCTCTTCAGCGGTCGAGAAGAACGACCGAAAGAAGCCGATCGTGCCGTTGACGGCATCGCCGAACGCTCCGAACACCGCTCCGATGGTGCTGAGAACCGGGCCGAGCACCGTGCCGATCGTCTGGGCTACTACCGTGACGATGTTGATGAGTCCGCTAAATGCCGTTGCGATCCCTTCAACAAGCCCGACGAACGGCAGAAGCACCGACTGACCGAGACCTTGGATCGATACGCCGACTTGATCGAATGCGGCACCCAACCCCGCGAACGCGGTGCGGTCAGTCTCGCTCAGTGCCGCCCCGAAAGTCTGGATGTCATCGGCGGCACCGCCCAACTCATTGAAGAACGGAAGCAACTGCACGCCGCTGCGACCAAACAGGGCGATCGCCGCCGCTGACCGCTGGGCAGGGTCTTCGATTGCAGCCAGACGCTCGCCGATCAAGTCGATCCGCTGTTGCTCCGAGAGTGCCCCGAAGTCTTGAACCGACACGCCGAGCCGCTGCAACGCCGCCTGGGCTTTCTTGCTCTCTTCGTCCGCCCCCGCGAGCGTGTTCTGAAGCCGGGCGAACGAGCCGCTCAACTGCTCGATCGAAACGTCAGCCCTGCGGCCCGCTTCCTCCAGCACTTGCACGAACTCGAACGAGACGCCCAACTGGGTCGCCAAGCGACTGAGCCGCTCGACGCGATCCTCCAGGGCAACCAAGCCACGCACAACAGCAACCGCCCCAGCCGCGAACGCCGTGATCCCGGCGAGGGCGAGGTTCCAAGATGTAGCCAAAGATGTAAGTTGCGATGCAAGCCCGCTGATGCCTGACTTCAGCCCGCCCGCGAACACCCGCGACAGCCCCTCGCTCGCACTCGCGATGCCCGAGATGCGGCCCGCGATGTTGCCCAGCGGCCCGGGCAGCACCGAGAACACCCCCGAGAGTTCGTTGAACTTGAGCGTCGTGCTCGTCGCTGCGGTGTCGATTTCTTTCTGCTGCACCGCCAGCCCGCGAGCCGCACGCTCCGCGTCGGTCAGCCCCTTCGCGGCGTTCTCGGTCGCCCGGTTGTAGGTGTCTAGCGAGATCCGCCCGGCGTTCAGTTGCTCGTTCAGTTCCGCCTGGGTGCGGTCGAACCGCTCCAGCGGCAAGAGGTTCGCTTCGGTAATCCGGGCCGCCCGCTCGAACGCGGCGGCTTCCTTGTTAACCGCCTCGGTCAGCCGCTCGAAGCCCACGGCGAACTGCGTCGCAGCCCCTTCGCCACCATCGCGGAGCGTGTTGATGAGATCCTGCGACTCCTTCTCGAACCGAGCCTGAGCCGACGCCGCCGCTTCGCTCTCGCCCGCGAACTTCGCGAACTGACTCGTGAGCTTGTCGGCTTGATCGCCCAGCCCCACAAGCGCACGCTGCACCGGATCGAGCTTCAGCCCGCTGGCGTCAGCCGTGACCCGCAACGCTAGTGAGAGGACGTTAGCCATTGTTCACTTCGAGATCGCCGAGACCGAACTGCCGTCGCAACTCCAACAACGCCGCCATGTCCTGCGACTCGTGCTGCGGCGGCTTCTCTATCGGAATGAAATCCTCGGGCTTGGGTCGTTTCGAGTTCTTCCCGATGTGCGGAGCCAGGAGTGCCGTGACGATCAACGCCGTCTCCCGCCACGAGTCGGGCAACGCCGAGTAGTAGCGGTTGTAGGCGATCCACTCAGAGAACTCGGCCGAATCCATTCGCGTGCCCAACTCACCGACGGTCATGTGTAAGTCGCGAGCGACCGCGAACATATACCGCCGGGTCGGGCTCGCGTTCAGCCTTTTCCCAACTCCTGCACATCCTCCTCTGTCATCCGGTTGTGCTTCATCGCTTCGTCGAACAGCCGACCCATCACCGCACCGCTCTTGCTCGCGAGCTTGTCGATCTGGTCGCGAGTGAACAGGAGCTTGCCGGCCTCGTCGCACAGCACGCCCGCGAGGTACTGCGTGCGGAAGTTCTCGATGCCGGTTTCCTTCTTGCCGATCCACTTCCGCTCATACGAGTCACGCTCGCCCACGCTCATGACGCGGATGAAGACATCGCCGCCCCACTCGGGGACAGGAACCCGCTTCAGCCCCATGTCATCCGCCGCGAGAATCTGATCTGCCGTCAGTGCCATCTGTCACGATCTCCTAGGGATTAGTCGGAGCCCCGACCGTATCCTGCACTCTAAAAGTGAAGGCAAGCCGCACGACCTCATTCGCGACGGCTTCGATCCGCTGGTCTTCGTAGATGCAATCTGAATCGAAGAACGTGACCAGCGTTCCCGCCGACGCGGTGCGACCCGAGAACGTCAACCGCTTCCGCCGCCCGTACTCACTCACGGGCAGATGAGCGGTCGAGAATCCAGCCAGCCGCAACGTGCCCAGGCTCGGCGTCCACGTCGTGATGCGACCGAGCGGCAGCCCACGAGCGGCGTCCAGGTCAAACGCCTGCACCTCTTGGAGCGACTGGCCGCCCCAGGTGATCGTGAACCCTTGGCATGGAATCGCCATGACGGCACCCCGTCATGACTAGCGGGCGACCGTGATGACGCCCTGGCCCCGGATCGCGTCGTTCGTCGCCAGCGTCAGGGTCGAGCTCTGCACGGTGTGGTAGCTCGCCGTGGTGCCACCGACCAGCGTCACGCCCGCAACCTGAATGTGATACGTGCCGGTCGCCCCGTCCGAGATGACGATCTTGCCGATATAGTCGAACGTGATCTGCCGACCCGAACCGCCGTCCTCGGCAGGCACCACGAGCGGCGGCGTCAGCCGGGCCGCCAGTTCGCCCGTTGACTGCCCGAGGTGGGCAACGTCCACCAGAGCATCAGCACCCGCGCCGGGATTGCTGTTCGAGATCACGATGTTGCTCACGACGTAAGTCGAGGAAACACCGTTGAGCGTGAGCGTGAGCTTCGTCCCACTGCCGGAAACCGAGGTATCGTGCGGGGTCGAGAATGACACGGTTCTAGATCTCCTGCCAGAGAATGGTGTAGGTCTGCGTCACGCTGTAGACGGCGGGCAACTCGCCGCCGGCCAACTGCACGAACCCGTCGCTCTCACTGAGCAGCGACACGTTCCTGACTGAAATCCAGTTTCCCAGCGTGCCGCCGAAACCATCCAGTACCGCCCGGCAGCGGTCGGCCAGTTCCCTTACTCCCTCATAGGTCGTGGCGTACATATCCACGGCCAGCGTCACGGTCGCGATCCCAGACGGGCCGGAGAGGGTCGCCTCCCGCTGCACCGCCTGCCGCCGCCAAGTGACGAACGGAATCGCCGCCGAGGCGGGGGCGATGACGGGGTACACCCGGTCGCCCACGATCTCCGCGACGGCGGGGGCGGCGACCAGGGCATCGCCGATGAGACGTTCGGGGGATTTGACGCTCATGTGCCGATGGTTCCCGTGGATCGCTGCGAGAGGGTGTCGAGGGCTTGCTCCAGCGAGAGCCGCAGTTCCCGCTGGAGGATCTCGGCGACGGTGGGCTGCGTGCGTGCCCACGCGGTCTTGAGGGGAGGCTGCCCGTCACTGCCGCCCGCCGGCATCGCCGGAATCGTGATCGGCTGACGCGACTTCTTGAAGAAAGCGTTCGGATAGCCCGGCTCAGTGATGAAGCCTCTCTCGCCGCCTCGGAACTTGTTGATCTTGAACGGCCCGAGGCGGCTGTAGCTGCTCGCGTAGAAGTAAGAGTTCGGGTCGTTCACGAGATGTGAGGTAACGCCGTGCCCGCGAACCGAATGCCCCTGCACGGTGAACGTCTTGCCATTGCGGGTCATCGTGTACGTGCGTCGCTCGAAGCCCGGCTTGTTGTAGCCAGGGCGGTTGTATGCCTTCGGCGGCGACGGTAGGCGGATCTGCCGGGGCTGCGTTCCCTCTTCGAGCCACCACTGGTGAAATGCCCGGTCAGGGCCGGCTCGCACCGTGCCGCCGGCAGCACTTACGGAGTCCGAAAGCCCCGCACGTCGGAACCCGAGCACCGCAACCGCCGCCCCGTCCTTCGCGTAGACGAGGATCTTCTTCGCGACCGCCCGCCGCAGGTTGCCGGTCGGCCCGAGCGGCGTGGTCTGCTTCAACGCTTGGAACGCAGGCTCGATCGCCTTCGTGAGTGCCGCCTTCAGAATGCGAGCCTTGTCAGCCGGCGAAAACAGCCGGCCGATGTCCTGCTGCAACTGCCGCAGTTCCGCCATCTCAGCAGTGATTTCAATGCCCGCGACTGCCATTACTCCACCCTCTCCGTGCAGAGCAACTCGTGCTCGCTGCGGTTCGCGTGTTCGAGCAGCGTCGTGATCTCCAGCACCCGACCACGCCACAGAAGCCGCATCGTCTGCACGAGCCCCGTCACGTACCGCAGCCGCACGCGGTGCGTGCCTTCGGTCTGCTGCTGCCCCAAGAGCAGCACCTCGCGAGACGAGAGCCCTTCGACGCTCGCCCATCGCTCGGCAAACGTCGCCCACTCCAGCGTGGTCTCGCCGAGCGAGTTGCGTCGCTCGGTCGCCTGCTGGATCGTCACCCGCTCGCGGAGTTTACCGGGGTCAAGTGCCATAGATCACGACGGTGTAAGTTCCGGTAGCGCCAGCGGACGACGACGCCACGGCCATCTGCACGCCCGGCAACTGATTCACGCTCGTCATGGCCGGCTCGCCGGAGCTAGCCCGCATCGAAAACGCAAAGTCCGCCGTTTCGTTGAGCGTGGCTGACGCGGAGCCGTTCCAGTCAAACACGACTCGCCGCACGTCGGAAAACGTGACCAGTTGCCCAGAGGCATTGCGATAGCCAACGCCTGACAGGGTGCTGACCGTCACTGCCGTCGTCCCTACCGTCCCCGTCACGATCGCCACCTTGCCCGTCGTGTACTCGGTCGCATCCCGCAGCACGATCGTCTTCAGCGACTGTGCCCCGCTCACGGTCGTGCTGTCAGTGAACGCCACATCGACCGAGATCGTTCCGCGAACGCTGCTCATCGGTAGCTCCCCCACTTCGCCGAATCGAGCAAAGCCTTCACGCCGAATGGAATCTCCGACAGGCTCACCGCATCAGCCGCCATGCGGCGTTCGTACCACATGCCCACGAGCCACAGGATCGCGTTCTTCACCCGCTGCGGCACGCTCGCCCCGGTGCCGTCACGCCCGGCGTGCCACGTCACCGCAACCGCGTTGTAGTCCAGCAGATGCGAGGGCCAGGAGCCGTTGTAGTTCGTCCGCAGGACGCCCGGCACGCTGTCACGATCGACCCGGTACTCGGCAGTCGAGAGCGTCGCGGTGCTCTGGTTCTCCAGCGTGTAGGTGATGCTGACCGCCGTCACCGTGCCGCTGGTCGCCATCGGCGGGCGGGGCAACTCGATCTCCACGGGGAACGAGTCGAGCGTCATCCGGTACTGCGTGTGAACGAATGTCTCGTCGCAGTACGCCTCGCACCACTCGCGAGCCGCCTTGAGGTACGCAGCGATCAGAGCATCGTCGGTGTCGGTATCGACCCGGCAATGTGCCTTCGCTTCCGCGAGCGAGACCGGCTCAACCGCCGGCTGCGTCAGAGTCTTGAGACTGCGGTATCGCATTCGGTTTCCTGCCGCGTCGCGGTCGTGCGTCAGCCCGCTCGACCTCGGGCTCGGCCGTCGCCGTCTCGATCAAATCCATCTGCGGCTCCCGCACGGCGATGCCGTCGCGAATGAGCCGCTCCGCTGTGTCGCCCTCGCAATCGACCACCCGGCCGACCGTGTAGGTCGAGTAGTTCTGCACCAGTTTGATTTTCACGATTTGGGGACACTCCATGCAGTTTTGGGGCGACCGTTCGCCGTATAGTCACCGACGTATTGAAACACGGGCTTCTGAAGATCCGGCCCCGGCCAGACCGAGACGTACTCGCCGTGACCGATCGAGACGCGGGGCGTGACGTAGACGCGGTTGCCGCCCTTGCGGAACTGCCTCCACATATGGATGTCCGAGTCAGTTCTGCCGTCTCCGTACTCGCCCTTGTCGTTGGGGATGTCTTGGAACCACGGCTTCGGCGTTCGCTTCAACGCCTTGGTCGAGATGAGCGTGCAGCCGAAGTGAGCCGAGTCCACCTCTTGCACGGGCTCCGCGAACCACGACATCGGCAGTTCGGTAGACCCGCCCTCGGGCGGGTTGTCCAGCGTGCCGGGCAGGGTGAACATCGGGCGACCGTCTTCGCGTTTGACTTGCAGCGGGGCGAGAGCGTCGCACTGAAAAGCCATCGCGAGGGCGACGAGTTCCTCGACCGTCTTGCGATCCCAGAAGGAATCGTAATCGGTCGTGAGGATGTACTCGGTCGAATCAACGAACTGCTCTAGGCACCGCTGGAGCACTTGCCCCCACAGAGCTCCTTGCCCGAGCGTCGGGCGGATGCCGAGCGGCATGAGAGCCTGTGCCCAGCCGAAGAGATTCGCCAGCGGGCCGAATCGCGGGCCGCTCATCACGCACTCAATCCGAACATCGACATCCGTACCGCCGACCTTGACGATCATGAAGCCCTCAAACAGAGATGGCGGGCACGGCTCATGCCGCACCCGCCATCCACTGTGTCGAGGCTGTCAAGCGATCAGCCGCTGTACTTCGCGAGCACGCCCTTGGCGGAAGCCGACTCGGGGCCGACCTCGCCCTTGCCGAGCCGAGCGACAATCGTGGTCGCAAGGCTGGTCGCGGGGGTAGCGTCGACCTTCACGTAGCGGCCCTTTCCACGCAGATCGACATCGAGCCGAACCACGCTGGGCTGGTTCGTCACGGCCACGCTCGCGGCGGGAACCGCCACGGTGTAGACCGAGGAGCCCGCCGTGTTGGTGTCGCCCTGTGAGAGCGTCAGCACGTTGAGGATCGACGCGGCAGTGTTCGCCGGGGTCGTGCTGACAGCCACCGCAACGTCGATCGACACGTAGTCGTAGCCGAGGCGGTCGATGGTCAGGGTCGCCGTTCCGGCGGCCGAGGTCACGGTGGAACCCACGACCGTCTTGGATGCTTCGAGGTGGTTCACGAGTCAGAGTCTCCTAGAGGGTCAGAGGGTTCACGAGGCGAACTTGAGAGCGACGAGCGGGCCAGCCTTGCTGGAGTCACCAAGGTCGTGGGCGACCATCGCCACGCGAGCGGTCGCGAAGGTCAAAAGCTGGTCGAACTCCACGAAGCGAGACGCGTCGGTCTTGACGCTGATCTCCCGCCGGGTGCCCATCGTGCAAGCCTGCGAGAGGTCGCCGAACAGGCAAGCGATCTGGTTGGCGGTGGCCGACAACCGGCTCTCCAAGGGATGCACGAGCACCACCGGGAAGCCCAGGAAGGACAGGTTCGCACCGCCAGCCACGTCGGCCTGGTTGTTGCCGCTCGCAGCCATCATGAGCCGCAGCATCGACGAGCCGTAGCCAGCCGGGCTGATGTACCACTTGGCATTCCGCCGAGCGTACAGGGGCAGCCGAGCGACCACGTTCGTGTAGTCCGAGAGGTCGAGCCCGCTCGTGGTGTCCGCACCGAACGTGTTGTTGCCGGTCGCAGCCGTCACGACGCTCGCCGAGTGCGTGCCGTCGTTGATCGCGACCGCAACGCCCACGGTGCCGTGGTAGAGCGAGCCGCTGCCGGTTCCGATGAACCCGGAGTTGTCGAAGGCTTCGGCGTAAGCCTGGGCCACCTCGACCGCCATCGCATCGGCGAGATTGATAACCGAGTCCTCGATCAGGGACATCGGGACGCGGTTATCCACGCCCCAGATCTTCGCGACGAGTTGCACGTTGTCGAAGGTCACGTCGCTCGGGGTCGGAGCGGCGTTCTCACCGATCGGGCGAGCCGACAGACCGCCGGTGCGACGGGCGATGAGCAGCGTGTCGCTGTTCATCGTCACGTTGCGGGCGTTCGCCGGATAGGCACCGAACTCCTCCACGAGCCGGATGATCTCGGTCGAGAGTTCGTCATTGGTCAGCACGCCGCCGAGCGAGTTGATCCCGCCAGCCTGGGCACGGCTCTGAACGCCGTGATCGGCACACCACCGACGAGCCTCCTCGTCATTGAGCAGGCCGGCACGGATCGCCATGCCAGCACGGTAGGCACGCTCTTCGCTCTTGAAACCGCGAAGGGGACGGCTCGACTTCGGGATCGCGAACACGGGGGTCTTGCGACTCTCCACGGCGGGGGTCTCCTCAACGGTGGCTTCGATCTTCTTGGCGGGAGCGGCACGCTCCAGAACGCTGCGGAGTTCCAGTTCCTTCGCCTGCACGCGAGTCAAGAACTCGATCCGCTCCTTGAGCTTGTCGGCCCGAACTTCGAGCGACCGGAGCGACGCCTCTTGCTCTTCGGTCATCGGCTCGGCGGGAGCCTCGCCCTCGGGGGCGTCCTCGGTCATCGCCTCCATCTCGGCAACGACGGCGGCCAGTTCTTCGAGCAGTGCCTTGATCTTGTCCACGAGGGAGGCTCCTGTAGTCGGGTTCGTGGCGACGCAATCGCATCGCCTACCCCGAAACTAGGAGCCACGCCCCGAAACCATTCAGTTAGGCACGCTCGGCAGTAAAAGACTTCCGCCGCACTTCACTGCCCGGCACGATCTGCTTGTCGGTGCAGCCGCACCGCTGGCACCGCAGATAGCGAGTCTGATACTCGCCGCTGCGAACACTCGACGCGACGGCGAGCTTGCCATCGCGGCACCGGGGGCACGAATCACCACTAGCGGCCATGCTGCCTCAGATACTCGCGAATCTCGGCAGCACGCGACCGGGCAAGCGAACGCTTCGCCACCTCGATCTCCTGCTGCTGCCGGTACTGGTCAAATGACCGCTGGGCAACCTTCACATCGGCATCGGGATACGCGGGGAACGTCACCGGCCCGACATCGAGCAGCGTGTCGATCTTCTGGATCGTCCGCACGCTGCGACCGTCCTCGACCGCCCACGAATCGCCGCCGCTCGGCACGGTGAAACTGAATGACGAGCCCTTGACGATGCCCGCCCGGATGTTGCTCGCGATGTCCCGCCCGTAGGACGTGTCGGGGACGGGGAACTCGTACCGCAGCCCGACCTCATCCACGGTCATCCGCAGCGTGCCGGGATAGCGGGCGAGCGGGTAGTTCGGGTCGTGGTTCCACAGGGCTCGCGTCTCCAGCGGCTTCCGCCGGCCGCGTCGCTCGGCGACCAGCCCGAAGGCACCGGGGTCGATCCGCTCCACGAAGTCGCCCAGGTCGAGGGACAGCACGCCGAACTTCGCCGCGTAGCCCACGACGTATTCGCGTTCGCTGCCGTCATCCTCGCTGCGGCTCTCGACCGCGAGCAGCGGCACTGCCGACTCGATCTCGTCGATCGCCAAGGAACGTCTTTCGATGTTGCCCATGATGCTCCTGCCCTCCTCGTCAGCCGCTTCGATCTGCTTGGTCAGTTTGCTCGCCCACGCTTGCCCCGGATCGCCGCCCCACAGAGCCCACGCGATCCGGCCCGCACTCGGGAAGCCGTCCTCGCCGGGGCTCCAGCCCTCGCCCTGCTTGTCCACTTCGTGCCGGGCGAAGTAGCTCGCCATCCGCTTCGCCGTGTCGGGCGAGATGTTCGTTCCGTTCGATAGGTCGCGTGCTCGGGCAACGCCGACTGCCGTGCCGCCTCGGCCGTACTCGTCTCGCCACGCGAGCCCCTTCGCTGCTTCCTCCCGCACGCCAGCCGGCGGGCTGAAGTCGATGCGGTCATACCTAGCTGCCACGCTTCCGCCTCCGAGGCTTCCGCTTTGGCTTCCCATACGCCCGCGCCGCCTCTGGCTCTTCTGCCGGTTGCAGTTCGGAAACCGCGACCGGCACCGGCTCGCCGAACGACTCGCCTTCCCACACGCTCACGAGAGCCACCGGGGCGTCAGGCGTCGCGGGCATCGCCACGTCGCCCAGGTTCAACTCGCCCTCGGTCATGACGTGATCCACGCGGCCCACGCGACCATCGGGCAGCGTGACCCAATCGCCTTCGTAGTAAGGGGCGGCACGCGAAGCAGGCTCCCTCTCAAGCGGGTCAATCTTCGTGAGGGTAGAAAACCTGTGGCCCACCAGCGTGTCAGTAGCATTCCAGCCGTCCGCCAGTTCGCGGTACACGCGAATCAGTGCGGCGGGGTCATCCTCGGTTCCCTGGATAGTGAAGGAAGAATCGGGCACGTTGATTTCGCCGTCTCGAACGACGCGGGTGATGCGGCCACGGCCGCGACCGTCGCCTGAGCCCCACGACACGAAGTCGCCAACATCAACACCGTCAGGGGCGGCACGCTGCGAGGCTTCCTCCAGGGCGGGAGCCTCGGGCTCCACGACCGGCCCGGGGGCTGGAGCTTCGCCCGGCATCGCGACCGGGGCGGTGCTGGTGCCCGCGATAATCGCGTCGATTGTCGATGCAGGGATGCCGGGAAACGCAGCAGCGATGATCGCCTTCGCACCTTGCTCGTTGAGGAGCCCGGCGTTGTATTGGGCGACGATCTCCAAGAGGCTGGAGACTTGCGCCCCGTTGAGCGAAACGTCGGCGATCTGCGGCCCCTCTTCCGCCTCGACCGGGGCGGCGTCCGCGACCGGCTCGGGAGCCGGGGCGGTCTCGTCCACCACGATCTCTTCGACCACGGTCGCGGGCATCGGCTCGGGGGTCGCCGCTGCCTTGTCGAGCGTGGTCATGTTCAACTGCACGAACCTGACATCGCCGCTTTCGACCGGGTTGAGATTCTCCAGCGAGCGGATCTCATTCACGCTCAACACGCCAAGATTCCAGAGCGTGTTGTAGTACGATCCTCGCCCGGCAGCGTCAGCCCGCAGCACGCCACGAGTGTCGAACTCCGCGAAGTATTCGTCATCGCCTTCAAGCAAGTCGCGAGCGATCGAAGACTCGATGCGACGCAGATACGGCATCAGCCCGTTCGTCAGGAAGTCGAGCGATTGCTGCTCAATATTCGAGAAAGAACTTCTGGTCAAATCGCCTACGAGGTGTGGGGGAA